ACCTCTTCCACTATCGTTTTGACACCTTTTATCTTTTCGCCCTTGACATTATTCAGTACGCTGCGCACATTCACGAAGTATGTATTTTGCGGACGGAGAGTGCTCAGCATTAGCATTAAGCGCAACTCCTGCAAGTACCGCCACGATTAAGATTTTTGCCAGACTTTTCATATTTCACCCCGCTTAGTTTTTGTTTTTCAGCGCTTTTAACATTTGCTCGATAAAGTCAGCATAGCGCTCATGTTCGTTGGGGTGGTAGTTTACGTTTTTCATTTTCTTATCCTCTTTTGCTTCCTCCGGTCAATCCGGCCTTTTAAGTCCCTTCGCTCTATCCCTTTCCTTTGGCTTCTTTATACAAAATGTGTTCACTGAAGTAAATCCATTTTGTATAAAATAGAGGCATAGATCACATTTTGTATGAGGTTAAATCATGTCAACAAATTTAGGCACAATTTATTACGAGGTTGATGCAAAAACGGGTCAGCTTCTGACTGTTCAGCGCGAGGTAGATCGCGCAACTGGCAAAATGGAAAAGGATTTGGAGCGCGTGGATAGTGCCGCCACTCAGGCAAGTAAGTCACTGTCAAAGCTATCCTCGATTGCCAGTGCCCTGGGTGCTGCAATGGCAGCAAAAAAAATCATTGAGTATGCAAACGCCTGGCAGGAGGTGAATAACAGGCTAATCAATAGCGTTCGTGCTGGTGAATCACTGGCAGACGTTAATCAGCGTGTATTTCAGATCGCGCAAAATTCACGAAGCGATCTTGATGCTACGGCAGATCTTTACGGTAAATTAGAGCGCTCGACGCGCGACGCTGGTTTATCAACGAAAGCACTTGGTGATATGGTTGAAACCATTAACAAAACATTCCGCATTTCTGGCGCTTCTGCCGCTGAAGCAGAAGGCGGGATCCGTCAGTTAGGTCAGTCCCTCGCCAAAGGTATTTTGAATGGCGATGAATTTAACTCCGTTACAGAAAACGCCACCAGGCTGTCAGAGGGTTTGGCTAAATCATTGGGCGTATCGTCGGCAGAAATGCGCAAGATGGCAGCAGAAGGGAAAATCACCCGTGAAGCTATCATTAAAGCCCTTAAGGAAATGAAAGCGGAGGTTGATGCTGAGTTTTCTAAACTCACCCCAACTATGCAGGAGGCTTTCACTGTTGCAGGCAACAACGCAGCTAAATTTTTCGGCAGCAATTCGTCAATTATGGGCGGGATTGGTGCTTTTAATTCGGCAGTTGTAACCCTGTCAGAAAACCTTAACGAAATAGCTACTGCATTTATTGGCCTTGCCACTGTGATGGGTGGCAGAGTGGTAAATAAATTCGTGGCTGCAACAGCAGAGGCATTAACTAACGCTCAGGCAACCAGGGCACAAACGGCAGCGGCACGGCAGGCCGCTCAGAGTGAATTGGCGCTAGCTAACGCTCAGGTGGTATCAGCACGGCAATCAGCGGCGGCGTCGGCGGCAAGGCTGAGAGAGGCACAGGCTTATGCTGCGGCAAATGCCGGAACAAAATTCGAAGTTCAGACGCTGAAAGAGTTGGCTGTAGCCAAAGCACAGAACACAGCGGCATCAAACGCCCTTACTGCGGCAGAGCAGCGCCTTGCTGCGGCCCACACTGCGGCGGCGACTAATGCGGGACTACTAAAAACAGCATTTAGCGCTACTCTGGGCGCGATCGGCGGTATCCCTGGCGCGTTAATGCTTGCTGTTTACGGGTTGACAGCATATGTAGATCACGTAGATCAAACAGCAGAGGCAAACCGCAACCTTGCTGATTCAGTGGATGTTAGTACCGAATCACTGGAGCGAATGAGCAAGGCGGCTAAACTGGCTGGCGCAGATAAACTACAAATATCAATGGGTCAGTTAGAGGAAGACATTGACAGTCTTAACAAACAGATTGACCAGGACACGCAGGCGCTGGAACTGAATAAGCGGGCACTGGAGAACGCCGAGGAGGGATCACGCGCTTACGCCAACCTATCGAAAGCTAATCAGGAAATCACAGCCCGCCTGACCAGGGAAGAAGCACAGCGTGAAGATATTCTCGACCGCCTTAATCAAATGCAGCGCAAATATATTCTGCTTATGCAGGATACAGATCCGCTAATGAAGACCATTGCCACTTCTTTGGGGTTGGTGGCAGACGCATACGGAAGAATCACCACAGAAGCAGAACGCGCAGCAGCAGCAACGCAACACGCTTCAGCAGCGCTTAACGCAGATCAACAAGAACTAATGGATCTGGCAAACCGCCGCCTGGAACTGGCAAAACTCGACTCCAAAACAGCCAGCAGGGAAAAGGCGATTGATGGGTTTAAGCGTGAGGCTGAGAAAGCAAACCTGACCGGGGAAGCGTATGAAAAATACATGGCTACAATGACCAAAGCATACGACACAGAGCAGAAACGCGCCGAAGCTGAAAGAAAGGCCAGTCATGGGAAAAAAACTGGCGAAAGCGAGGAGAAAAAACGTCTAAAAGAGGCTGAACGCCTGCGCAAAGAGCTTGAGAAGCGGGGCCAGAATGTTGCAGACAAATACAACGTAGAAGCCGCAGCACAACGGAAATTAAAAGAGGATCAGGATGCGCTAAACGCCGCACTTAAAAGCGGAAAAATAAATACCGAACAATATACTACGGCATGGAAAGCGCTGGTTGCGGCGGAAGAGCAACGCAAACGCCAATCTAGTTGGGATAATCTGGTAAACAATGAGCTGCAACTACGCGGGCAGCTAGACCCAATTCAGCAGGCGATGAACGAATGGGCGGTTCGCAAGCAGATGCTCACAGATTTAGGCGCTACAGAGCAATATATGAGGGAGCAAGAAAAAGCGCATGAGAGGGAAATGCTATCACTTCAGTGGGAGAGGTATAAGGCGCAGTCATTGACCAACCAACTGTTAGGCGATGCTGTTGATGCAATGAGCGGATCTGCAACTAACGCGCTTGTCGGCCTGATTAACGGTACTCAAAATTGGCAACAGGCGATCGCTAACATTGGCAATACAATCCTTTCCTCCGTGATTGGTACGATTGTTCAAATGGGTACTGAGTGGGTCAAGCAGCAATTGATTGGTGATACGGCAAGAACTATGGCAACAACCAAAGCACTGGCAGAGGCGGCAGCGTTATCATCAGCGTGGGCTACTCCTGCATACTTGGCAAACGTAGCCACGATGGGCGGCGCGGCGACCGTGGGGACTACGAGCCTTACTACTGGTGTGGGCTTTTTGGCGTCCTCATCACTCCATCCATTTTGTGGGTAAACACTAATCGGCGCGTTTATACTAACGTTGCCACCACTGCCGCCAATGTCGCGATTTGGTATTACCCTGCCGTTGTCACCAGGAATCATGTACTGACTCCCATTGCTTGCCTGAAAGATTTCCGGTTTGCCGTGTTCGCCGACCTTGTAGAGGCTGCCCGCAGCCACCGCACCGCCGTTATAACGAGCGCCAGC